TTAGGCAAAACAAACTTTTCATATCTATCTTTATAAAACATATTTGCTTGTTCATAAAACTGTCTTTCAAAGTTTGGAGCAAACTTTTCTGGATATGCTTCACCTTCTCCTCTTGGAGTATTTTTCCTCATCATTTCTCGATAATTTAAGTTCTCAAACCCAAGTCTTATAATTGGGTATCCCATCTGTTGAGCCCAAGGAAACATTTCTCTTTCAAGAGTTGCCCAATCATCATGAAAAGAATGAACAATAATATTTGGATAATCACTATACAAACATTCTAAAGTTTCAAAATACCTATGATGAGTAGGGATATGCAAACGATCGGTCATTTTTACATATTCATGAACAATTGCATTACAAATGAAATGATCACCAAGTCCAGTATGATGATGAAAAACTAAATCAGAATATTTTTGCATATTAGTTTAGATTACCAAATTCATCAAATTGAAAAACATTATTGACACTTCCTCGATAAAGATTCATCCATAAACCACAATTGCCCGTATGATTGACGACATATGAACATTCAGAAACACACCTAAGTGCAGAATCAAACCACTGCATCCAATCCATAGTATCTTTCCCTTCGTTCTCCATTACAGTGTTCATTGCATCTGTACCGTAAGTCGAAGGAGTTTCTTCAAAGTGAATAACCATATCTCCAAGTTCATTTTTAAAATAATCTATAACTTGTGTCTGATCACTTTGAACTAAAACTTTTTTAGCAGAAGTTGCTTGTAAAAGTTGCTTAACCGCTATCAAATAATTTGAAGGATGCGATAAACGAACTTCAGTCCACTTATCAGTTCCTCTATAAAGAACAGAAATTGTTTCTGTAGGATTAATATTATATTTTTGCATTAAAAAATTTTTTCTTTCCAAAATTAAATCACTTGGATTAAAAAACTTATTAATTACTTGATTATAATATTCAAAATCATAAAGTCCAAATTGCTTTTTATTTTCGTCAGGCAAAGCAACTTTTTTAAACAACTTTACTTTTTTATTAAAATCAATTTTATAAAAATCTGGGAAAATATCACGATTCTCATCTTTTTTGAATCTCTTGAATCCCATTGAATAATTAATTACATCAGGTTCTATACCATGACTTAATAAGATTAAGAGAGAAAGAAATGCTTGTGTTTGATTAGAATAAAACCCACAGTTCCACATGCAATCCAGCTGATTCATTTCTGGATGATTAATCGAACTGCACCCCCCAGTAGATGCAGTATATTTACAATGTCGTAACTTCATTTTAATTCAATTTGAGTTTTAATCCAGTTATAAGTTTTACGAATACCCTCTTCAAGAGTTTGAGAGTAATCCCAACCTAGTTTTTCGCGAATAAGATCATTGTTAGAATTTCGACCACGAACACCTAGAGGACCATCAATATGATTTTTTTCTACAACTTTACCTGCGACTTTAGCAGCAGTATCTACTAGTTGATTAATAGTAACCATTTCTTCAGAACCAATATTCACAGGTCCAATAAAATCACTATCCATCAATCTGCGGGTTGCTTCGATACATTCATCAATATACAAGAAGGAACGAGTTTGTAACCCGTCTCCCCACACCTCGATAGTTCCACCTTCCTCTGAAAGGTAGGCAACTTTACGGCAAATTGCTGCAGGAGATTTTTCCCTTCCCCCTTCCCAGGTTCCTTCAGGTCCAAAGATATTATGATACCGAGCAACCCGAACAGGGATCCCGTGATTACGAGAATAAGCGAAAAACAACCGCTCTGAGAAGAGTTTTTCCCAACCATATTCAGAATCTGGTGCTGCGGGATATGCTGATTCTTCACGGCAATCTGGATTATTGGGATCAAGTTGATTATGTTCTGGATACATGCAAGCAGAACTAGAATAAAAGATTTTAGTCTGATAGTCTAGAACAGGTCGAACACATTCAGTACCATTATCTACACCATTAAAAGTTTCATTAAACTGACGCTGTGCTTCAAGAACATTAAGATTAATGGTTGCAGAGTTATGCATGATGTCTGCATCATTTTCGCCAGTGAAAACAAATCCAGCACCACCCATATCTGCAGCAAACTGATAAATCTCATGGAAAGGGCGAATGTAACGATAAGGGACTGAATTATAAAAATTACCCTGTTCGCCTTTGAATTCAAGGGTACATCGAACAAAACCCATGTCCCTCAAGTCTCCCAAAACAAATTCATCTGCTTCGGAAATTGAAAACTCGGGATACTTAATATCAACTCCACGGACCCAATATCCCTCAGACTTTAATCTCTTTACCATGTGACTTCCAATGAATCCACCAGCACCTAATACAAGTGCAGTTTTCTTATAATCACTCATAGATCAATAAATTTCTCTTAGTATATATTATACAAAAAAAGAGGGGTTATGTAAACCCCTCTTTTGAAAATTCAGGCTCGCCACCAATTCTTTGACTGGAAATTGGAAACCAGGCGGAGAAAGAATTCCCCATCCGCACCACTTGCTCTTGAGAGAAGCAAGAAACTCATAGGGGTCATTTGACTCCACCACTTAGTTTTGAGAAACTAAGAAAAGTTGGGTTAACTTTGATATCTCGGTAATACCAAAGAATGCACATAAGAATAATACATCCCAAAGTTTTAGTTTAATAGCAAAAGGTATTGTGAGTAGTCCCCCAATAACTTTTATCATTAAACCGTATTTAAATTCTCCCCACAACATAGTTTGATAACCAATTATAAGGAGAATGTTTCCAATCCACCGAAGCAAATCAGATTTAGACATAAGGGGTTTTGCTCCCGACCAGTGCTGTTAAAGTCCATCCGTGACTATTTACTCATCATCATCTCTCACATAACAAGGAACACGATCTGGATCTAACCATTTCGCATATTCAATATCTTCCATTGCAGTAGAACATTGTAAAACATTATCAAAAAGATAAATGTCATTCCAGCGTTTGGTATACTCGTTTTGTTTTTGCATACGGTAATCAGGTTTACCGTTGATTTCAAGGATACCCGCCTCAATAAAGCGATATCCTTCTCGTTCAAGAAGAACTTTTGTCTTCATGCCACCTCTACAGATTCGAGATCAGCAAGAACATATTCCATAAGCATTTCATAGTCATCTAGAGGATCACCAGAGAATACTACACCTTCGTTCTCATAGTACCGACGAACCTTTTTGTAGAGTTTCGGATTCTTTACATCAAGGTAGAAGTCACCGTTTGCTGCTCCACGAAGAGTTTGGATGTCTTTCTTGAATTTTGCTGTGAGAGTCATTGTTTTGAATGTTGACCTTAGTATTATAAGGGGTTGACTTGAAGAAGTCAAGGTGGACAGTAGAGTTTCTGTCCTATGCTCGTCAGGGGAATCTAACCCCTCTTCGGCGCTTTATGAGAACGCTGCATTCGACAGATTGCTAGACGAGCGTTTGTAAAAATTGATTCCAAGAATTTCCATTATGGAGTTCTTGATGACAATTATGACATAAAAGATCACACTTGTCTATTTCTTCTTTTAGAGTTTCATACTTTGTATTTCCAAATCTTCTAGCATCAAGATTTAGTTCTTTTTGTGATGGATCTCTATGATGAAAGCACAGCATTGCTGGTCTGTTTTCACCACACTGTTGACATTTTCCACCTTTATTTTGAATTGCTTCCCATTTTCTTTCATAAGAAACTCTTTTTTGTCTTTCGTAAGTGTTTCTTTGTACTTGTTTAGGTTTATAGTTTGTGTCGTTTTTATAACGCCATCTTTGTCTACAAGCATTGCTACACCATTTTTTTAGTCGTCCTTTTGTGACTCTTTCATTTAATATATCACAACCACAATTATGACAGGTAGATATTAAAGTAAACATATTGGTGTTATGAATATATACATAATTATTTATAAAAATTATGTAATGGGAATACTGGGAGTTGAACCCAGACTAAGCCCTTATAAGGAGCCCGCTCTAACCATTAAGCTATACTCCCCTGAATCCAGATCTATAATAGCGGATCTGGAACGCTTTGTCAAGAACCTTCTTCGTGGTCGGTGTGTATTCGTATCACATCGTCGTCCACATCAGATTCTACTGCAAACTTTATGGTTTCGTTGTATGGAACAATCACTGCGCTTCTTTCTCCATCAGTAATAATAAACGATTCACCATTTTCTACTCTTTGTATTAGATTGTCAAAATCTGCTTGAAACTCTTCAACCGTAAATTTTTGGAGATCTGAAAGTTCTGGATACATTTTCATAAAGTGAAGTTTTATGAGTCGGGGTGACAGGATTCGAACCTGCGACCCTCTGCTCCCAAAGCAGATGCGCTACCAAGCTGCGCTACACCCCGTTACTTGTTTTTGTGTATGTACATAATACCAGCAAAAGGTACAACTGTCAATCCCATTCCACAAAGAAAAAGAAAGAAAGGACTTGCTGCTAGGGTTTCAACCAAGTGGAAAATCATCTTCCTCTCCAGTTCTTGTATTCATAATACATGTATTGGTCAACTTCGTCAAGTCCTTGTAAAGGGGCGTTAACATTCCAAATAGACCATTCTTTGCAAAACTGTTTAATATCTATATTGTTTACAATATTGTGCCCATACATTCTCACAAAAGAAGACATTGCAAAATTGTATCTTTGTTTATTTGACATATGCATAATTAAGTCCCCAATAAATCCACAAACTAATTGTAGAAAAATATATTAAGGATAATACAAAAAGTGTTTTAGTCATCTTCTTCGTCCTCGTAAGTTGATGGTTCTTCAAAGAGTTCATCCATTTTCTGTTGAAAAACTCTTTGGTATAGTTCTTGTAAGTCTTCTTCGGTGAATCTTACCATTCTCTCTATAAGGATATTTTTAACCAGGGTAATAGAGGAGGAATAACACCAACTAATCTTAAAAGTCCCTCAGCAAATAAAGCAAGAACCACCCAACCGACGCACATACTAATGATAGAAGCATTACGGTTGTGTCTTCTGATAGCATCATCGATCATCTCCTGAACTTCAGAACGGGTAATAAACTCTTCTTGTTCGTGCATCATTTCTCGTCTCCAAGAAACTTTGCAAGAGGATCTTTGCGGGTTTTTAAAATCTCACATGCTCTATAATAAAACATATTATTGGTGTTACCAGAGGCTTCAAAAGTTGCCTTGATCTTCACCCAATTTTCATAGGTGTGTTGATCCATAGGTTTGTCCCTGTGATACTATTATATACTAATCACAGACACTTCAAAGTCAACTTTTTGTGTTCATATCGTAACACTGTTGAAGAAATTATTAAATTTGTAAGTTATCTTAACGGAAAGAACAGGAATCGAACCTGCGAGGGCGTTAACCCCAGCCGCTTTCAAGGCGGTGTCCTCGACCAACCGGACTCTTTCCAGTAATAGGTTCAACGAACCTCAAAATCCAAACGCTTTACTTTGCGTTGGCGTCTTGCCTCTTGCCAGGCAATATCTTGTGAAGTCAGAACATTTGATTTTTGTTCTTTCTGAATAGAGTTTAGCATAACAATACGAGATAAGTCAACTGCTGAAACTTTATCTCCACGGATCGTTGCCATATTAGGACATCCACAAGTGACTGTTTTTGATGGGTGTCCTGTTAATTCTTTATTGCAATCTTTGCATCTTATTGAAATCATTATTCTTCATCCTATTCATTGTAAGTGAGACCTTAACATCCAAATAAACTTACCGTGAGACTCCATCAAATCTTGAACTAGATTAGCAGTTGCATATTGCTTTTGTGCTTCGGATTCCTCTGAAATCTCTTGCATCATTTCACAAAACTTTTCATTATTTTCAAGAAGTTCTTGAAGCATTTCTCTTGCTCCAGATGAACTTGCTGCTTCTTTGATTTGAGTTACCTCAAGCATTCTCGAAAGAGAACTGAGAGGTTTTACATTCAAATAACGCATATGTTCTGAGAGACGATCGATCTCTTCAAACATAGTCTCATACTGACCACCAAAAAGTTGATGGAGTTGAGTAAAGTCTTCACCTACAACATTCCAGTGAAATGCCCAAGTTTTATGGAATAAAACAAAAAGCGATGACTGTGCATCACTCAAGAGTT